GTCAGATCATTCAAAGAAGATATCGCAACTGTGTTTCCAGTCTTGTACAGACTGATGAAAGAAGGAAACACCATAGGCTATGACGACATAGTCGCTATGACACAAGAAGAAATCAACAACGAAGACCTAACGGTTGAAACAGAAGACAATGACCCATTTGCTCAATTTGAAAACTGGGTCATGGGCCTAGGCGAAGACAGTGCAGTGACCAGTGAAGACCCCGAAGAACAACAAGCAGCATTACAAGGCCTACAAGAACTGGTAGGACAACATTTCCCAGCAGGAGTTGACGGCACCAATGCCATCGAAAGCCTCAAAGGATTGATTGAAGATCCAGAACTATACAAGCGAATCAAAGAACAGGCAGCACAAGATCCAGATGCATGCGTGAGACCATTGATCAAAGATTGGTTGGAATTCAATGCACCCGAAGCACTAGAACAATTGGATTTTGGCGACATGGTGGATGACCCGGAAGCAGCCCAAGGAGGTGACCAAACTGCCCCGGAAGCGGAACCAGCACCAGTTGATCCAGCAGCGGCTGTACCTGCAGAAGAGCCAGTACCGCGAGAAGCCGTGGATCCCGATAATCCAAGAGACTATGAACGACCAGCAGTGGATCGTAAGAAGTCAGGTCAATCACCTCTGACAATGAAAGATGTAGAATACAAGGATGACAAGCCAAAACGTGATTTTAAAAAGAGAAAAGAAAGATTGAACACTGAAGAATTAGCAGAGTTTATCACATCATTTTATGATCGTGACACAGGCACATTTCCCAAAGGCCCAGAAGGCGTTGCTATTATGGTAGGCAAAAAATTTGGTGAACAGGCAGAACAAGTTGCTAGAAAATTTGTAGAAAGAATGGCACCACAACAACAAGATCCACAGATTGCAGAACTATCACGTATTAGAGAACTAGCAGGCTATTAAAAGTTTCGTCGCAGTTAGATCGGGCACTTAGGTGCCCTTTCTTTTGGCTAAATGAAATCAAACTTTTATGTAAACGTTTAGTCCTACTAAAGCGTTATATATATACGTAGGGAATATTCTTTACGTAAAAACAACCTAAAGGAAACTTTAAAATGAAATCAATCGCAATCGTAGTAGCATCATTGTTCGCTGCAACTGTATTCGCTGCAGAACCAACTAAGGCACCCGCTACTCCAGCAGCACCAGCTAAAGTAGAAGCCAAGAAAGAAGAGAAAAAGCCTGCAAAAAGCGAACCTGCTAAGAAAGAGCCAGCTAAAGCAGACGCAAAAGCCGCTACTCCAGCGAAGTAATTTTGGATTAGATGATAGTGACCTCATTGTTGATGATGAGGTCACATTTGGCCGTAATCTAAAGGCTCGAGACTTTGGTAAGGTAGTTGATGAAGATGAACTATCAGACTATATCAAGTTTAGATTATGGTTAGCTAGACAAAAGGCAATGGCAAAGTATAAGGAAAAGTGGGCATAACCCACTTTTTCTTTTGGTGAAATAAAATCAAAAAAAAGCAGATAATCATTGACCTTGCTAAATAAAAAGCGCATAATAAAACGTGTGCATAAGGCATATAAACATTTTAGGCATAACATAGGAGGCATTTAAAATGGCAACATTATCAGAAATCCGTGCTAAACTTCAAGAAGCACAATCAAAGTCCACAGGACAATCCACCGGCGGTGGAGACAACGCAATTTACCCACACTGGAATATGGCCGAAGGCAAAGAAGCAGTAATTCGCTTGCTACCTGACGGTAATCCCAACAACACATTCTTCTGGGTAGAACGTGCAATGATCAAACTACCTTTCGCAGGTATCAAAGGTGAGACAGACAGCCGATCAGTACAGGTGCAAGTTCCTTGCGTTGAAATGTACAATGACGGTACAGCATGTCCAATCCTGTCAGAAGTACGTGGTTGGTTTAAAGATAAATCACTAGAAGAGATGGGTCGTAAGTATTGGAAAAAGCGTTCATACATTTTCCAAGGCTTTGTGGTTGAAGATCCACTCAAGGAAGACAAACTTCCAGACAACCCTATCCGTAGATTTATCATCGGACCTCAGATCTACGCTATCATCCGTAGCGCATTAATGGATCCAGAATTGGATGAGTTGCCAACAGACTACTTGAAAGGTCTGGACTTCCGCATTGCTAAGACATCTAAAGGTGGCTTTGCTGATTACTCTACATCAAAGTGGAGCCGTCGTGAACGTTCACTAACAGATGTTGAATCCGCAGCAGTAGAAGCACACGGTCTTTTTGATCTCAGCGGCTTCCTGCCAAAGAAACCCACTGATGTAGAACTCAAGGTCATGAAAGAAATGTTTGAAGCTTCTGTAGATGGTGAAGCCTATGATATGGAACGTTGGGGTCAATATTTCAAACCAGCAGGTATGAGTCAAGCCACTGGTGATCCTAACAAGCCAGCTGCGAGAACAGCCGCTGCTCCAGTTGATGAACACATTGACGATACACCAGCACCAGCGGCAATCGCTGCTCCAGCTGCCGCAGCACCCGCAGGTGACAACAGTCGTGCGCAAGACATCCTTGCCATGATTCGCAATCGTCAGAAGCAGTAAGACTAAACATAGAGTGTGGGGCAACTCACACTCTATTTCTCAACAGGGTAAAAAATAATGGCAAGAACACAAAAAATTAATGAAAACTTCTCTCTGAGTTTTAACAGTAGAGAAGATCAAACCGGGGATACTGTTGCCGATATCGATGTTAGATTTGACAACCCCAAGGACGATTCTGTTATAATTAACAGATTAAACACATGGTTAAAAGCAATCGGTCGTGAAGACATCGTTGTGGGTCCAAAGAAACTATCAAAGGGTGATCTATAATGGCAAAAGCATTTGATATTTCTAAATTTAGAAAGTCAATAACTAAATCGATTGATGGTTTAAGTATTGGCTTTAACGACCCAACAGATTGGGTTAGTACAAACAACTACGCATTAAACTATCTTATCAGCGGATATTTTGATCGAGGCATTCCACTAGGCAAGGTTACTGTATTTGCGGGTGAGAGTGGCGCAGGTAAGAGTTTTATCTGTTCAGGGAACCTAGTCAAGAACGCCCAAGCACAAGGTATCTATCCTATCTTGATTGATACAGAAAATGCACTTGATGAAAAATGGCTACACGCACTTGGTGTTGATACAAGTCCAGATAAGTTATTGAAACTTAACATGGCAATGATCGACGATGTGGCAAAGACTATCACGGAGTTCATCGCAGAGTACAAAACGATGGATGAAGCAGATCGTCCTAAGATCTTGTTTATCATAGATTCATTGGGCATGTTACTGACTCCCACAGATGTTAACCAGTTCCAGGCTGGGGATATGAAAGGTGACATGGGTCGTAAGCCTAAAGCACTCACAGCACTAGTTCGTAACTGTGTTAACATGTTTGGGGCTTACAATATTGGTATGGTATGTACTAACCACACATACGCAAGTCAAGACATGTTCGATCCAGATGACAAGATCAGTGGCGGACAAGGATTCATCTACGCAAGTTCAATTGTTGTTGCCATGCGTAAATTAAAGTTGAAACTTGATGCAGATGGTAATAAGACTACAACTGTGCAAGGTATTCGTGCAGCTTGTAAGATTATGAAAACACGTTACGCAAAGCCGTTTGAAAGTGTGCAGGTTGAAATTCCTTATGAAACAGGTATGAGTCCATATAGCGGATTAGTCGACTTGTTCGAAGCCAAAGGCATGCTAAAGAAAGAAGGTAACAGTCTTGTATATACTACCAAAGACGGTGAAATCATCAAGCAGTTCCGCAAAGCCTGGGAACGCAATGAGAAAGACGGTCTAGACATCGCCATGGAAGACATTTCTAAACACGGTGAAATTTCCGCTTCAGAGATAACTACTATTGTTGAACCTGAAACGGAGATTACTGAATGAAAGAAGATTTAATTGCTGACTTATGGCACGTGGTAATTGGACACATTCCTGAAAAACACAGACCAGATGTAGCTACCGATTTTGTAAACACATTGCTGGACTACGGCATCAAAGAAAGTGTGTTAGACAGTCTGCAAGGAGTCGATCCTTTTCTCGACGAAGCTATCACATATGCTATCGACGGTGAAGAAATCGAAGAAGATGTAGACAGCTACGACGAAGAGGAATAAATGAATTGGTACGACAAGGTTAGTAAAGATATAAGCAACATTCCAGATGCTGCGGCCTATTATGAAGCTGAGTTAATCGAAGCAAAACAAGATGTCCGCATAGCGGGTAAC